GATTGACCGGCATGAGCGACCGCTACGCCGTCATCGGCAACCCGGTGGCGCACAGCCTGTCCCCGCTGATCCACGCCGAATTTGCGCGGCAGACGGGCGAGGACATCGAATACGCGCGGCTGCTGGCGCCCCCCGGGGAGTTCGTCCGGAGCGTCGATGCGTTCCGCGAACAGGGCGGGAGGGGCCTCAACGTCACGCTCCCGTTCAAGGAGGAGGCGTACCGGTATGCGACCGATCACTCGACGCGGGCGCGCGATGCGCAGGCGGTCAACACGCTGCGCTTCGACGGTTTGCGCGCATTCGGCGACAACACGGATGGCACGGGGCTGGTGCGCGACATCCGCGAGAACCTTGGCGCTCCTCTTTCGGGAAAAAGCATCTTGCTGCTCGGAGCCGGCGGCGCCCGTCGCTATCTCCACCTCAACGACAACGGACAGGGCGCCCGTCGCCGTCGGGTTAGCCACCGCAAAGCCCCAGTGTAGGGCGTGGGGTATGTAGCCGTTGGCGTCGCCTGCCGTCATCTGGACGTAAGCGCTCCAGTTCCACGCGGCACCTGCCACACCCAACTGAGTCGCTCCGGCAAGATTCGGTATCAGCCGCTCGAGGCCGTCGCGCTTGGCCCAGCCGTCGAACGGCGCCCGGCGCATCAGGCCATCTCCACGCCGTAGCCGTGCAGGGTCAGGGACGTGGCGGCGGCGGCCTGGGCTCGCAGCACGTCGCCGCTGTCCAGGACGATGCCCTGCCCAGAACCCTCCAACAGGTCGTACGGGAGACCATCGGCAGGGACCGAGAAGTCCCACACCAGCGCCTGGGCAGCAGCCATCGCGCCGTGCGTCACCCGCAGCGTCACCGCCGCCGTCGTCGTGTTCACAACAACCAGCGCCTGCAACCGGGCGCCCGCAGCGGTGCCGGCGGTGTAGATGAGGGTGTCGGCAGCCGGCACCTGCACCGGCGCCCAGAGCTGCTTGGGAGTGAAGCTAGTCGGCGTCGCCATTAGGGACCTCCGAACACTGCCCAGACCGCATCCACGTTACCACCGCCCCCGCCCCCTACCGCGTCCCCAGGTGTGCCCAGGACAGCGTACACCACCGCCGAAGCAGAATTGTACGCTTCCAGGAAGCTCACTACGCACTCCCGGCCGACCGTCAGCCCGGCGCCGTCAATCCCCGCCGCCACCGGCACGGACGTCAGCTGCGTCGGGACGCCGCTCGCAAGGCGCACCGTCGCCGTCCGCGTCCCCGCGTCGAAGGACACGATCAGCGCCAGCTCGAGCTGGCCGGGCATTAGGGCTCCCCCATCACAAGCTCAGTTTCATAACGGAACGGCTGCCGCCAGTAGCTAAGCCGAAGGTCCACCACGCGACGCTTCGACGCCGCGTACCCTGCCCAGGGGTCCGTCACGTCCACCACGTCCCACAGCTCCTGACCCACGTTCGCCCTCGCTGTCAGCCCGTCACCACGGCCCGCCACCGCCGCCTCCCGCGCCAGGGCGCCCGCTACGTACCCCGCCTCGGTCGCGCTCGTCACGGCCCGCGTTTGGGCCGTGCGCGTCACGTAGAAACCCTCCTGGGCAGCCACGTCCAGCACTTCCCCGTAGATGGCCGCCCCCGACGCCCCCACCCCGTGCGCCGTCAGGTGCGTCGGCCGCGACTGCTGGACATGGGTAACGCCGGCAATCAGATGCACGTCCCCGCTCACCCCGTACGAGTACACGGAGGCGTCCGACGCCTGGGGCCAGACCACGTACAAACGCTCCCCCGTACACCGCAGCGAGTCCTCTACCAGCGCCAGCAGGTCCCGCACACCACCCAACACCGTCTGACCGGGGCGCAGCGCGAAGGCCGGCGTCAGCGCAGTCACGGCCGGGCTGCTACTGACAGTAGACAGCTCCAGACCCGCCCGAGCAGCCAGCACAGCCAGGATCTGCAACACCGTCCTGGTCCCGGCAGCGAACTGAATCGGCCGGGCCGGAGTCAGCTTTTCCATGAGCCCGTAGCCACTGATGAGCCGCAACACGACGGTCGCGGCCCCCTTCTCGCGTCGATGTTCTACAGCGTCTATCCAGTAGCGCGGGCCAGCGCTCACCAGATTCCCGCTCGTCGTCTGGTAGCCCGGACTCACATTTATCTGGCCCCCCAACCGCAGGCCCAGGTACGTCCCCACGCCCAGGCTCGCCGGGTTCAGGGCGCCATCGTGATTATCCAGCTCTATCAGACCGGCCACCGGCTCGAGCGGCCCCTCCCGAATCTCGGCCCGAACAACACGGTCCGTCAGGTCAACCAGCGAACTCGCCAGGGAAGCGCTGTACACCCGCGATGGCGACGTCAGGAAGGCAGCCGTAGCCACGCCAGCCCAATGCAGCCCCTGGCCGGCGTCCGCGCTGAACGGCTGCGGCTCCGTCCACGTGTTCCCAAAGTCCAGCGTCGTGGGCACATGACCCAGCATCACACGCGAGTACCCCACCGACCCGCTGTAGACCTCCCGGAAGCCCAGCCGGTACACGTCAGGCCGCCCAAGCGTCGCGTACGACAGCGCCACACTCGAACCGGCGGCCGTCTGCGCCACGACAAGCAGGCTTGACCACGTGTCCGCCCCCGCCCCGTACCCGTCGCCGTACAGCACGGCCCACAGGCTGGGCGCCAGCGTCGTCACTTCCGTGCCCGTCAGCAGGATGTTCCAGTCGCCCAGGTAATGACACGCAAGCCCGCTCACCGTGTCCACCGTATTCGACCAGGCGCCGAGGGCTCCCCACGCCCCACCAGCCATCTTCGACCGATACAGCGTCGCACCCACCGCCACCACCAACAGCGCCGTCGCCGCGTCCTTCGCCGCAGCCGCCAGATGCGTCACGGTCCCCGCCGCCGTCCCCAGGGCCGTCTCCGAACCCCAGGTCGCCCCCCCGTCCACAGACACCTTGTACTTGATAGCCGTCGCCGTGGTCATGTAGAAGGCCGTCAGCGTCGCCCCGGTCCGCATAAGCGCAACGGGACTCCCCGCAACAACGGTCGCCAGGGCGCTCCAAACCGTGTAATCAGAGCCCGCAGACGGCGACACCACCCGCTGATGGTAGAGCGTCGTACCCGCCACCCGCAGGCGATTCAGCGACCCATCCGTGGGCACAGCGACAGCGTGAGGGCCGTCCGGCTCGGCGCCGGAGTACCACGTCGACCACCGCAGGCGGCGAATGTTCGCCTGGCGGTCTATGGCCTCAACCTTGAAGTAGGGGCGGGCGGCGCTAGACTTCTGAGCCGCTGTCAGGGCGGCGGCCAACGTCCTCATGGACCACCTTCACCACCGACCCGCGCGGCCGCTTACGCTTGTGGGTCCCCTCGAACCGGGCGGCGCCGGTCCGGATTCTTCGCCGCGCCCTCGGGTTCGACCCATGGGGCTTCACCACGGACCGGGGTCCGTCGTCTGAGAAGCCCCCGGCGTACTGGGCGCGTAGAGCTGACTCCGTCTCAACCGCGACCGCAGCCGACGCAGCGCACCCGTGTACGCCCGCGTACGCGACGCCGCCTCGCTCGACAACGCCCGCTGAGCGGTCGCACCACCAGCCAGGAGCTTGTGGCTGCCCTGGGCAGCGAAGGCGGAGAGGGCGTAAGCCGCCGCCCCCAGGACAACCACGTCCTCCTGGCGCTCGGTCAGGGTCGTCCCGGCGGCATCCAGCGTGTGTATGGAGCCCCACCGCACCTTGGCGTTCTGCGCCGCAGCCGGCACAGCGTCAAGGTGCATCGTCAGAACGTCCCCCCAGACCTCGAAGCTGACATACTCCGGCGGCCACTGCCCCGTCGGGTACTCCACAGAGTACACGTCGAAGCGATTCGTCAGCGTCGCCAGGGAAAGGTTACGGGTCGTTCCGTCCGTCGTCAGGGTCGTCTCGCGCTCGCGGGGCTGCGCCGCAGAGACCTCGTCACGGGCCCGCTCGACGAAGCGCGTCAACTCGCTGTCGCTGAACTCCTGAGGGCTGGCGGTGTCCCGGATGTCCTGCCTGACGCGAGTAAGAATGTCCGCGAGCAGGGGCACCGTGGCCCCCCTCTACGCGGCTCGCTCGGGCGTCGGGGTCTTGGCGGGCTTCGGTCCCTGAGGCGTAGGCGGCGGTGGGACGAGCACAGCGCCGCAGTTAGAGCAGCTCCGGCCGTCCTGTTCAAGCTTGACGTTGGTCTGGCAGCGGGCGCAGTAGACGCCGGCCATGGGCGCCCCCTTTAGGCGACGGAGCCGGCGCGGGTGCTGGGCGCGACGTAGATCTCCGTGGCCGACAGGATGTAGCCGATGATGGTGTTCACGTCGCTTGTGGTGGACGGGGCGGTCTCGGTGTAGCCACCGCCGACGCCAGCCCCCTCCTCGTTGTACACGAGGCCGCCAACAGTGCCGGCGGTGAACCCCCCAATCACGGCCTCGGCGGTGACCTCGATTACGTCGCCGGAGACGCCGGGCTCGAGGGCGATGAACTTGGTTTGTATCGCCGTCCCAACGGTCGCCAGCGCCCGCTTCCAGCCCGACGAGTAGCCAATGCAGTCCCCGGCGACCACCGTCCCGGACAGGGCCAGCTTGAACTTCGGGCCGATGGCGGTCACGTTGCGGGCGCGAGTCGCGTTCTCAGTCAGGGCCACGTTAGTTGGTCCAGTCCTGGGTGTCGATGCCCGACAGCCGGGCCAGCGCCTTCGTACTCATAAGCACCAAACTGAGATACCACTTGATGCGGATGCGGGTCGCGTCCTTCGTTTCCAACGCGCCCACGTTCTCCACCGTGATACCCTGGCCGCCGTCGATGCCGTGCAGACCCTCGGCCCCGAACTTGACGGCGAAGATGGAGCTCGTGTCGTCGCCCGTCTTGCCACCGAATCCACCGTCTACCACGTCCTCGGTGTCGGTGATGAAGTCGTTGATGAAGATCGGTATGTCGTTGTAGAAGTTGATGGGCCGGTTCAACCCGGCCGGCTGACTCAACGCCAGGTCCCAACCCTGGGAGCGAGCCAGCTTCTTTATCTGCCGGCGGCTGCGCCTCGACATGATGAGCGCGTCGGGCGGGCCGGGCTTCACCTTGTCTATCATCTCGTCCAGCTTCGAGAACGTACCGGGGCCGCCGGTAGTGCCCGACGCCGCCAACACGTCCTGGCCGCCCGTTACCACGCCCAGTATCTCGTGCAGGCCATCGAACCCCTTGGCGTTGATGTCGTCAACGTCCCCGTATATCAGCTCGTTC